ATGAAAACGTACAGCTGCAGGAAGCTTGTGCTCCGAAAGGCTGTACGTTTTTGTTTACAGTTTATTAAAATGTTTTCTGTAGACCTGGAAGGACAGGATTACTGTAAATATATCAGCTGTAAACTGAGACCAGACAAGGCCATACATGCCAAAGACGGCATTTAACAGAAACAGCATGGGAATATTGAAGGCGCTGACCTTTTTCACGTCCTCTTATCTGTAGATGGTAAAAACACAAAAAAACAAGCAGAAAATTACACTGCTTGTTTCAAATGACCTGACCGGGAATCGAACCCGGGTTTACGCCGTGAGAGGGCGTCGTCTTGACCGCTTGACCATCAGGCCTTATTAAATTGACACATAAATACGAAAGTATAATTATAAAACACTTTCAAATGACCTGACCGGGAATCGAACCCGGGTTTACGCCGTGAGAGGGCGTCGTCTTGACCGCTTGACCATCAGGCCTTATTAATACTGTATCCTCATCGCTGAGAACTCGTATAGTCTACCATGAGTTTTTCGATTTGTCCAGTGTTTTTTGTAAAAAAAATAAAGATGTTTAATTGATAAAAATAAAGACAATATTCAGAAAATTCATTTTGTTAAAAAAGGAGGAGGCCGGCTGAATTCTTTTCAGCCGGCCGAGTATTATGAAAAAAAGTTTAATAGCATTAACTCTTTACAATGTTCAGTATAGAAAGCAAACATGAAGAGAGTTTGATCAATCTGTAACAGAATTATGAACAGAGTGTAAGAAGTTTGTGAATGGAAATTGTGAGAGGTCTGAAATGCAGGATAAAACCTTGGCAGATCTGGAAAACGGGCTACGAAAAAACCGCCTAAACACTGGCTTTTCCAGCATTTACGCGGTTTTTAAAAAGTGGAGCTGAGGGGAATCGAACCCCTAAAAACCCCTAGTATTTATCAGCATTTCTGGGCCGCGTGTGATATTTCGTGTGATACTTACATGATTTTGAACTGTTTAAAATGCTCATTGATCTTCTTATTCTGCCGGGCAGTTTCCAGATCAATCACATTCCGGTATACGGTTTTCATTACGTTATCAGAAGCCCAGCCGCCCCGCTGTAGTATGTACTGATCCGGTACGCCGATCACGTGCATGATCGAGGCGGCGTAATGTCTGAGGTCGTGAAAGCGGAAGTGAGGTACATCAAGCTGTTTAAGCCTGCGCCCAAACTGCTGCGTGATCTGGTTCGGGGTAAGGTTTACCACCCGGCCCTTTTTCTGCTTCAGACGCTCAATGACAAAGGATGGCATTTCAATGGTGCGATACCCGCCGGAGGTTTTAGGCTGCTTGATAACCCAGCTTTTGTTTTCGTCCAGAACCATAGAAAACTCTACAGTTACGGTATTCCCCCGGATATGATCCGAATCAAGAGCAGAGATCTCACCCCGTCTAAGCGGCCCAAAGGCTGCCAGCAGTACAGCAAGTTCCAGATCGGTCCCTTGGATACTGGCAAGCAGCTTTTTTATATCCGTATCATTTGGACAGTACAGGGCCGGCTTTTTGGCGGCTGGCAGTTTGATGTGCAGCTGGGTATCTGGGGAAAACATATCCAGAACAGCAGAAAGAAGGCCGTAGGCGTTTCTTACGCTCTTGGGGCTTAAACAGGCAGATAATTCACTTACCCATATTTGCACGGTTGCGCTGTCTATCTCCGGAAGCCGTGTCATGCCTATCTGGCCTTTTAAATAGTTCCGGCGTATCTTTTCATACCCGACTATGGTTGAAGGGGAAAGCGCGCCTTTTTTGGCTGCGATATAACGCCCTGCGGCATCATATACCGTTAGATTGTCCGGCGTGATGCGGTTCTGCTCCTTGGCTGCCTTCCATTCAGCAGCAGCCATTTTCGCCAGCTTCTTAGTGGGAGCTGTAAAGCTCTTATAATGCTTCTTCCCGTCCAGGTCTGTATAATCGTATACCTGTACCCGGCAGTTTCCAGATGGAAGAGTGTTCTTTTTCTTTGCGTTTGTCATGTGCGTTGCTCCTTTCTGATCGGGAGAGCCGCACAGGACGGCAAAGACAGCGTAATAGTTCTACAAAAGGGCAGAGGCCCCCTGTATACGTTGTAATGGTGTTTCAATGCGGTTCCTCCTGATCCTCTGCCGGGCTGGGGCGCATGGATGGAAGGAAGAACAAAATTGACAAATAAGTATGATTAGCATATAATATACTTAACAAGAGAGCTGCTGGTCAGCGTACACCTGACCGCCGGCAAAATAAAGAGTTATGAAAAATAGCGCCTTATCTTACCAGGACGAGGGCGCTATTTTTTGCGTGTAAGGTAGATCACAAGAGTTATAACAGCGCAAAGCATAATTACAAACTGAAATAAATCGGAGTATGTAACCATCAGCACCAGCCTCCTTCTGTAAAAACGTCCGGCGGCTGACATAACGCCCCAGCAGCTCCCTGGTTAAGTATATTATATTGTCAATGTGTCGGGTGTCCAGATCTTGGACCCTCTTGGGGTGTCAACAGTATTGACAGCTGAGCTGTTACTATTAGTCCATCCGAAAGTCTAAGGTCTGGAATACCGACTTTAAAGTATGCGGTAAAATACCGTATACCCTTTGGGAGGTTGGTTGAACCAACTTCCGGGATCTGCAATACCTGTCCCTTGTTTTGGGGTACAGGTATAGAGCTCTGTCCATTTCTGGATTCGACTGGGTGAACGATTCGCTCAGCCTGCTACTGGTGGTAAGGTTTCGCACTTGGACGCAAAATTGCGCTCGGCTGAAAATTCAGCTGCCACTTTTAGGCCTCTGCCCCTCAGAATCAACCCGCTCAAAATTGAGTTGGTTCGTTTTCTAAAGGGTGTCCCACAAATGTCCTACCCTTGGAGGAGAACAGGGCTATAACGTTTCGTTCTGGCAGCCTCAGGCACCAAAACGGTAGGGGCATATGGCAACCTCAGCAAAAAAGGTGTCGCGTTTCACGACAGCTCAATAACGTTTTGTTATTCAGTGGCGCCGCATTTGCGAAAGGGTGTAGATCTTCTCGACGGGGTAACGTTTTGTTACTCCATGGTGTTGCGACGTCGCAACAATCACAGCAGCTGACTGATATTGATAGACAGATCGGAGAAGATCCCGACCTTTATACTGCTTTCAAACGGGAAGATAATGGGGGCAAACTCTGCCGGATCCTGCTCATTGAGGTATACAGTAGTATATTTTTTTAAGGGATCTATAATCCAGTATTCACGGACCCCGGCATCCAGATAAAGGGAAACTTTATGGGCGTAATCCATGCGGCGGCTGCTGGGAGATACCACCTCAACAATAAAATCAGGAGCACCGGAACATCCCCGGTCAGTCAGCTTATCAGGATCACAGATAACAGAAATATCCGGTTCCACCCAATTTTTATTATCAGCATCCAGATTTACAGCAAAGGGGGCGGGATATACTTTGCAGTTTCCTTCTTTTGAATCAATATAATCCGCTAGTTTACGAGCTAACTGGAATGTGATTTCCTGATGGATTCGGCTGGGTGGGGCCATGCTGTAAAGCTGTCCATCAATCAGCTCAGCCCGTGAACCTTCCGGCAGAGCCCAATAGTCTTTTGAGGTGTACTGTTCTTTGGGTAATGGCATGAAGTACCGTCCTTTCTTTGTTTGAACCGTTCCTGTTGGCGCAGGGGCAGTTTTTAATTTAATGTTCTGATTTGATCGATAAAATAGCGAGCTTCGTCGAATGCGTTTTGAATCTGTATAGTGGCATTTAAATAGGCGATACAAAAAGCAAAAAAGTGTATCAGAAGAATTACACTAGTAAAAACTATTCGTTCCATTAGTGTTCTTTTTCCAGTACACCAGTATAACGCTAAACCAGCGGGCCAGAAAATAAACAATGATACTACCCCGATAAAAACATTTTTAGAGTAAAACGGGTCTTCTGACAAATCATGCATTTCTACGGGAAGATCTGGATAATGCTCAGATATAAAATCAACAGCCCGTTGTATAGCAGCATTGGATTTCTGAGGAAAGAAGAAACGTTCAAAATGCCCATATTCATCATGAAAATCCATATATCCCCCTTCTGTCATAGTACGGAAGCAGTATTCTATACGGGAAATATCTTCATAACGGAACTTCTTCAATTTGTATGTCCATTGATAATCTCGTATATTTATTTCTGTTTTCCCAATAAAGAGTTCCTGCGATTTGCCTTTAATACTCATTTTCTCCCCCTTTTATTTATTTTTGAAATTTTTGTAATATCGAAATTCTTGGATTAGCATATCGGTTCACTAGGATGTTATGGCTCTAAGGATTTTCCTCTGGCTGTTTTTTGCTTAATTGTGTAACTAACTTTTCAAGAACTTTCAACTCATCTTCATTCATTTTTGCAAGTGCTTCAATTAGGCGCTTTTTGAAATTTTCATCCTCTTCTTTTATTATTAAATCACCAGTGAAATTAGAGTTTGTGGCTATTGTATGTGTAGATCCTTTGTTGACTTTTGAGGCATTAAGATATTTGTTTGGTATATCTTGTTTTTGTACGAGTGGTTTAGATGATAGTTTGGGCACAGATTTGTCAATTTCCTGAGTAGGCTTTAAAAATAATTTTTTGATTTCTTCTTTTTCTTCTGATGGAAAATTTTTTTTAATCATTATACCTTCTGTACCTTCAAGTTTTTCAAAATTATCCATCAAAAAGTCAGGAGGGATAATTGGTTTATCTAAAAGTTCGTTGATGTTACAATCAAGAACTTTTACTAGACGGTACAATACATCTGTTTTAGGCTCGTACTTTCCTCTTTCATAACTTCTAATAGTAACTTCATTAACCCCTACCATTTGAGCTAGTTGCTTTTGTGTGAGTTTGGCTTGTTTTCTTAAATATCGGATATTTTCTCCTATACTCATATAAGAACCTCTTACTTACAATTTATTAAATAAATTCAGTATAACATAATCCGAAAGGTTTTAACAGAGTCAAAACTATTTATTTTTGTTCTTGACAGAGTCAAAACTATCGTTTAAAATGCAATAAAACAGAGTGTAATAACTCTACTGAGAATGAGAGGTGAAATGATGAGAGCAGACAGAAGAAAACTAGAAATTGCAATGGCACAAGTATGTATGAACACTGAGGACTTGCAAAAAAAGGCAGGAATTCCTCGACCCACACTTAATGGAGTTATTTCTGGTCGAAATGTTAGGCCAGGAACCATCGGTAGGGTTGCCAAGGCCCTTGGGGTTGATGTGACTGAGATTTTAGAAACGGAATAAGCTCCGGGCTGGGGCGCATGGATGAGGGGAAGAAACATCCCTTCATCGTACCGGTGCAACTCTGTGTCGGTTCCCGATCGGGTAAGGGCTGGCCGTTCTGGTCGGTCTGATAGATAAAGAATTTAAAATATAACTCAGGCAGAATACGAGGAGTGATTACATGAAAATGCCAGCGTGGGCGATAGAGTTTAAAGTGGATCTGTACGCATTGAAAGAGTACAAAGGTTGGACAGATGAAGAACTGGGGAAGCGTTTAGGAGTTACGGCCCGGACGGTCGGCAATATGCGCCGGAATCCCAGCAGCGTAAACGGCGCTTTGATTCTTAAAGTGCAGTCAATGCTTAAAGAAGCAAAGGGGAAATACTGATGGCAAGCCGTGAAGAACTGTTGCAGAGCATTGGGCCAGATATGAGGCTTGATAAATGGTTTTTTCTGCGAATTTATGGCTATGAGCTTACGTGGCCGGGATTTGCAGAGGTAGTGTATTCAAATCAGAAAGGAAATCATGCAATGAATGAAAGAAAAGAAAGGGGGATGGGGTTTGACTTATCAGGATGTTTATTTGATGGACAACCTCACCATTGAAGCAAAGGCTATTTATGGTATGTTGTGTAGTTATGCTGGAACAGGCGGAACAGCTTACCCAAGTGTAGAATTTATCTGTAATTCATTACAAATCAGCGAAAGACGTTTTTATACTCACATGAATCTTTTGATAGGTGCAGGAATTGTAGAAAAGCAGATATGTAGAAAAAACGGAAAAAGGTCAAATAACCTTTATGTCTTAACTCCAAATATCCATTTTCAACCCGTAGAAAATGAAAGTGTAGAAAACCTAAGTGTAGAAAATGTGGGTAGTAATAATAATACTATAAATAATAACAATACAAATAATAATAATATAAATACTATTTGCTCAGAGCCGGAAAAATCTGCTCCGAGCGGAACCGGAATTATGATTCCGTTAGCAGACGGCACTTATTTTGACGTTCCAGAGGATAAAATACCGCTATGGAAGCAGGCATATCCGGCTGTAAACATAGATCAGGAACTGAAAAAGATAATTGCCTGGTGTGATGCCAATCCCACAAAGAGGAAAACCCGAAGGGGTGTTACAAAGTTTATTAACTCATGGCTGGATCGGAGCCAGAACCAGAGCAGAGGCACAAACGGCCAGCAGACAGGAGTACGCAGTGGAGAAAACAAACAGGGATACATTGATTCATACATATAACTGCCGCCTCTGCCATGATACAGGTTACGTTATCCGGTCGGCAATCGTACCGGAGTACGATCCTAAAACGCCAGTAGAGATCGGTGATCCGTGCCCGGTATGCAAAGGGCATTGTCAGGATGATGCAACGGGAATCCCGGCTGTATTTTCTGAGGCAGATATGAGGCATTTTGATTTCGGGCGGTATAAAGCCATTAACCCGAACTTTGAAAAAGTAACCTCCAGCTTCTGGAAACAGTTTGAACGCTGGGAACAGAGAAATAAGGGGTTGTACCTTTGGAGCCAAACGAGGGGGAGTGGGAAAACGCTTCTGGCCTGCTGCCTTTCATCCTCTGTACAGGTGAAATACAGGCGGCGTATAAAGTTCATTTCTTCCCCGGAGTACCTTTCCAGAGTTTCCGAAGCGTACAAAAGGGAGCCATGGCAGCAGGATGGCTTATACGCCTATATGAACTGCGACCTTTTGGTGCTGGATGATTTTGGGAGTGAAAAAAGGGGAGAGTGGCAGGATCAGGAACTATTCCGGCTGATTGATTACCGCATGAATCACGGGAAACTGCTGATTGTGACCTCTAATCTTCCAATTTCGGAGTTGAAATGCGATACAAGGATTTCAGACCGGTTAAACCGGCTCTGCATCCCTCTGCATTTCCCGGAGGAAAGCATAAGGGCCAAAACGGCAGAGGAAGAAAATCGGAACTTTATACAGAGCATATTGCAGAATGGATAAAGCCCCCATTGATGCAGGAGGGGGGAAGGAGGATATTATGGACAGAATTTCACGGATCAGAAACGAGAAGAGAAGAAGCAAAGAAAAGGCAGGATTATTTATTAACACGCTGTTGGCCTCTGCCGGGGCTGGAACAGTGGCTTTTATGGTAACGGCAATGGTATTTCAGGCTGATGGCCTTGTGGCGTTCCTGATGGCTTACGTTGCCGCTTGTATGGCTGCGGTTATCAATCCACTATGGTTATTAGGCAGAGGATAAAACAAGGCTTTATAAATGGACGATATAGCTTTGAAATTGAGGTTGATGGAGAAAATTATTTCGTTGGCAAGGATGCTGCAGAAGCGTTAGGCAAATGCAAGAAATGCAGTCCCGAACCATGTCAGCGATGAGGATAAGCTGACTCGGTGTTTTGCCGACTCAGGTCAGAACAGACAAATGTATATCATTAACGAATCCGGCCTTTATTCTTTAATCTTTGGAAGCAAACTGGAATCAGCTAAACGCTTTAAACGCTGGGTAACATCTGAGGTCCTTCCGGCAATCCGCAAAAACAACCTACAACGCATAAAATTTAGGAAGGAGGTGATTATGGTGAAGGAATACGGATTTACGAATTACATTGATATAGGCAACACGGGGAATGACGTTCCTATGGATTCTCTTACCCCTGAGGAGCGTAAGAAAGTTGCATATGCCCTGCAGGAGCAGGTTATGAGAGTTTCAGGGATGAGAAGAGTAACAAAAACCAACAGCGAGCAGTCAGAAAGGACAAGCAATACAGGCAGAAACAATTAAGTATGAGGCCCCATTGGAGATGCCTTATTAACTGGATCAGAGAAAGGATGAAAAAAATGTATATAAAAAGAATAGCACCGGAAGAACTTCCATCAGAGTATGTATTTTATTTAGAATATCGCTATCATGTGGAATTAAGCGAATTTATCGTGATGGTAGATGACAGGAAAGAAATTCTGTTCGTCAATAAAGAGGTTCCGCAGAGGGATATTGACGGCTTTGTAAAGATAATTACGTTTCCTGAATATTGGGTGTGTGATGATGAATCCCCAACAGGAAAAATCCTTGATTATGTGTACAAAAAATATGGACATTATGTATACATGGCATTAACAGAGGCCCATGCGTGGCGTATGGAGCAGAAAGAGAAGAGGCGGGCAGCGGAAACCGCCGGAAAGATTATCCCATTGATTGAAAAGGAAATAAATAACGAAAATCCGATAGTGAAATATGACGAATTTCTTGCCCATGAAATATGGAAACAGGGATATGACCTCAACAGACCCACTCCAAACAGGCTAACAAATTATGGTAATATGTATGAATTTTATTTTGGATATCTCCTGGGATCAGGAGCGCTGAAAGATATTATTAAATAGCGGCTGATAGACGTAGCACGGATATTATGGGGCCGGATTCTGGCTGTATAAGTGAAAATACTTAAAACAGTGTGAATCTGGCCCTGTTTTCTCTGAAAATGTGGGGATGGATGATTACTGAAAAGGTAGTAAAATAGTAGTAGTGGCAGAAGTTGAAGGAGGAAAATCATGTGCAATGAAAAAATTCGTCAGGAAATGAAGCGGTCAGGTATTTATTGCTGGCAGCTTGCAGATGCGCTCAATGTGGCTGAAAGTACATTTTACCGAATGATGCGGCATGAACTCCCGGAAAAACGCAGAGAGGAAATATTGAGGGCAATCGGAGAGATAAGGCAGGTTGATTGAGTGGCAAGAAAACGGGTTTTTACAGAGAGTATGATAGCGGCCTTTCTGGAACATGATAAGATCTCAGATATTATGCGGGCAACAGGCTTAAGCCGGAATACTGTGACGCGGTACCGGGATGATCCACAATTTCAGGATATTTTAAATCAGCGCAGGGTTCAGGTTATCCGAAGAAGCGTCCAGAAGATGCAGCAGTCATTGACGGACTGCGTGAACGTATTGAATCGCATTATCGCTGATGACAGCATTTCTCCCCAAATAAGAGTGAATGCAATTCAGATTATGATGTCACAGTGTAAGTCCTGGACAGAAACGGCAGATCTGGCAGAACGGGTAGAAGCATTAGAAAGGCAGAGCCAAGAGGAATAATTGACGGACTTAGGGGGTGCTATGCAGAATGAATTTAAGGCAGAAAATAGAAAAACTGGAAGAAAAACAGGAGAGGAAACGTCGGAAGTATATTGTTTTTCCGCGGTTTTATAAGGGTCAATATTATGTTGACGGAGAACCCATTGCAGACTTAAAGGATTATATGCATGGGTGTGGGGCAGAGGTAGCCATTATTAACAATTTACCAAGATTCAATGAAAAAGGAGAGCTTATTTTATGAGCAGGATGCTGGCGGGGGTTACGGTTGACGATGAACTGTACCAAACATTCACGGCAAGGAGATATGATGTTACACAGGAATTTAAAAACCTGCCGCTTGAAACGGTAATTATTTATGCAAATTCTAGGGATCTGGAAGAATATCCGGAGATTCAAAACCGATGTAAGGAGATTACAGAACAGGTAAAAGCAGAAATCAGGGAATATTATTCTTCAAGGGACGGCAGAAAGGAGTACAAAACGATGATACACAAGGATTTTTCTGAATATATGCGGGATGTACAGAAGATAGAGGCAGATATGAGGCCCAGGGCTGAGAAAATCCGCAGCACAGTGGAGAATGCCCGGTCTAAATGGGAAAAGGTATGTAATGATAGGGACGCAAGCGAGGTTTCCAAGGCATCCTGGAAAGCAGAGTACCTGCAGGAGGAAGAGAATTTTAAGAAGGGTATTGCAGATTTGGAATCCGAAGCGGGTAAGGCATTTGACAATGTGAGGGAGCAGTTACAGGAGCATCTGAATGATTTTTATGATCCTAACGGAAGCCGGATTGATGATATGACAATGAAGCTGTTGAATATTGGATTCCCGTTTAAAAAAGAGGAATTGGACCGTTTGGCTGCCAGATATACAGATAATCCTACTATGCTCCGTATACTGATACAGTATGCTAAAAAAAATGGGCTGCGCTCCGATCTGATTTCGACCCTTGAATATTATATTAACCATGGCAGAAAGACAGAGATGGAATATTTTGATAATCTGCGGGAGTTTGCCACAAAAGTCATTCGCGATAAGGGTATGTCCCCGACTTATGAGCAGGCGTTTAATGAGGCGGCGGAGAAGGTTGTAACAAGTGTTCAGGCGCTTCCAATACGCCCGAATGTAGATTAGGGGGGCGACAGTGATAATAATAGGAATTTTGCTGTTTGTAATTGTGTGTGAATTGGCGGCAATTTATGAGAAGATTGGAGAAATGAAAAATGAGCAGAGAGATATCAATAATTAAGGACTGTGTATGTGGGTGCGCAAAGTTATCAGAGAATGCTTTAGAGAAGGCAGAGCATCAGGTAGAAATTATGCGTTTGGGATTGGCTTCTATGTGTGAAAGCATGGCTTGCAGGGAACAGGAAAACGAGAGGGAGGGATGCGGAAATGGCTGATATTCGTTTTGATGATGGGTTTGAAGAATTTACAATCAATGGCGATCCACAGCGGGTTATTCGCATTAATCCCAAGGATGTGAACATCTTGGCACGTTTTGAAAAAAGCATGAAGGAATTGAAGGAAGAGAGCTCCAGTATATCGGATATTGAGGTCAGAGCGGACGGGAGTCTTGCGGAAATGCAGCATTCAAAACTTTCAGAGAATGCAAGGAGGCTGCAGGAGTTTAATGAATCCATCAATCAGAAGCTGAATTATATTTTTAATGCGGATGTGACAAGTGCAGCTTTTGGAAGGCAGTCCCCGCTGTCTTTGTCCGGCAGGGATAACCGCTTTTTATTTGAGGTGTTTTTAGAATCGGCGCTGGAGGCCGTGAAAGAACGTTTGGAGGAAGCTGCAAAAAGTATGGAGGATAGAGCAGCAAAATATAGCGGAGCTTATAAAAAAGCAGAGATGAATGGGAAAAAATATCCGTTTCCGGTGGAGTAAATGAGAGTATGGATAATGAACGTATGCTTAAGGCGATTCGGGAAATATTAGAACGCGGGAATACCGCAGAAGTCAAACAGAGAAAGGACGGAATAATCGTTCTTGAAGTAAACAGAAAAATTACATATCAGGACAATGGGTAAAAAGGTACCTATTAAGAGCTGAGAGGAGCTGTTAGCCTGCTGGATGCAGGTTGGCGGCTCTTTTTTTTATTAGATAGGAAAATGACAGAATGAGTAAGGCTGATGGAAGTATTATTATCAACACCAATATCGAGACAGATGGTGTGGAAGCTGGGGTAAACGAGCTTAAAACCTCAATGACAAGAAAAATCGGCGATGTACAGGATTCTATATCCAGGCTGGGAGGAGCTGCAAAGAAGGTAGGTTCTGCGATAGCGGCGGTATTTGCAGTAAAACAGATCGTGCAGTTTGGGAAAGAATGCCTGGAGCTTGGATCGGACTTGCAGGAGGTACAGAATGTTGTAGATGTAACATTTCCGGAAATGAGTGCACAGGTCGAGGAATTCGCCAGAAGCGCAGCAGATTCATTTGGTTTGTCTGAGACAATGGCAAAGCAATATGTTGGTACATTTGGAAGTATGGCAAAGTCATTCGGCTACTCAGAAAAGGCGGCCTATGATATGGCAACAGCCCTGACGGGACTGACTGGGGATGTGGCATCTTTTTATAATTTATCTCAGGAAGAGGCTTATACCAAATTAAAAAGCGTATTTACTGGGGAAACGGAAACCTTGAAGGAGCTGGGGGTTGTTATGACCCAGACAGCGCTGGATCAATATGCCCTTGCCAATGGGGTTGGAAAAACGACAAATGAAATGACGGAGCAGGAGAAAGTTGCATTAAGGCTGCAATTTGTACAGACACAGCTTTCGGCAGCAAACGGGGACTTCGTGAGAACATCGGATTCATGGGCGAATCAGGTAAGGGTTTTTCAGTTGAGATTACAATCTTTAAAAGCCACAATAGGGCAGGGTTTTATCAATCTGTTTACTCCGGTTATAAAGGCCGTAAATGTAGTTCTTGAACGGCTGTCGGCGGCAACAGCCGCATTTAAGAATTTTACAGAGACAGTAATGGGCGGTAAGTCTGCAAGCAGCGGAATGGCCCAAATGTCTGGTGAAATGGCGGAAGTACAGACCGGGTATGAGGGGGCTGCCGCTGGTGCAGAGGAATTTGCAGACGGAGTAGAGGACGCAGGCAAACAGGCAAAAAAATCATTGGCGCCATTCGACAATCTGATTCAGATTCAGCGCGATGCAAAGGAAAGTTCAGGAAATACGGAAAACAATGCAATAATGCCGCCGGCACTATCTACAGATGAAGAGCCGGAAGAATCCCCGTTTTTAAATAAGGTTGTGGAAACGCTGGATGCCATTAAACAGAGGTTAGTTGAAATAGGGGATATCTTTCACGCCGGATTCTGGCAGGGATTGGGAGACTGCACGCCTGTTCTGGATTCCATAAAGGGAAACATAGCAGGAATCGGACAGAGCTTAAAGGATATTTTTACAGATCAGGGAGTTATATCTGCATTTGATACGATGCTGAACACTATTTCATACAATTTGGGCAGAACCGCAGGAGCATTCTCCAGTATCGGGCTTACAATAGCGGACAATCTAACCGGGGGAATGGCTTTATATCTTGAAAGCGCCAAAGACAGGATCAAGGGATATCTGATCAGTATGTTTGATATTACAGCAGAAATCAGCACAATAGGGGCTGATTTTGCCGTAGCTGCAGCAGATATTTTTTCAGTGTTCAGAAGTGATACGGCAAAGCAGATTACTGCTGACATTATATCGATTTTTGCAGATGTATTTATGGGGATCACGGAATTATCTGCAAAGCTGTTCAGAGATGTGCTGGATACAATCCTCACCCCGTTTGTAGAGAACAAAGATAAGATAAAAGAAGCGCTGGCAAATACATTGGAGCCGATAAAAACGGTTCTTGATTCTGTTTCGAGTGGCATGACGGAAGCTTTTGAGAACTTAAATAAAATGTATGATGAGCATATTGCCCCGCTGTTTGAATCTATCAAAAATGGGCTGTCTGAAATTTTGGGGAATTTGCTGGATGGATATAATCAGTATATTGCCCCGACACTTCAAAAACTTGCGGATAAGTTTGCGGAGGTATACGAAGGAACAATACTGCCTCTTTTCAATAAGATTATTGGGCTGATAGGTAAGATTGCCGATTTGATTAAGGAAATATGGGATGGAAGCTTAAAGCCTCTGCTTAGTCAGATATCGTCTAATATACTGCCTGTGATTGCTCCGATTCTGGAAACAATAGGAACAGCGTTGCTTAATCTGATTGATACGGCAGCATCCGTTTTGGATGGGATAATAACGGCATTTTCCGGAATTATTGATTTTTTGACAGGTGTATTTTCCGGGGATTGGGAAAAGGCATGGGAAGGTATTAAGGAGATATTAGAAGGTGTCATTGATGCAATAATGAGCCTTGTGGAAGGATTGATAACATTTTTAGGGGATTTTATCAGCGATGGGCTGGAAGTTATTGGCGCAGTAATAGAAAGGACGTTAAACGTTCTTATAGGACGGATTGAATTTGCATGGGCGAAAACGGTCGATATTGTTAAGGGGCTATGGAATACTTTAAAGGGAGATGCGGAAACCATATTTGAAGGAATCGGACAGGCAATAGAAACAGTGTGGGATTCCGTGAAAAATAAGACAGCTGAAATATGGGATAGCATTGTGACAGTAATTAAGAATACCATAGAAAAGATCGTTTCTGGTGTGGAAAACATGGTGAATTCGGTTATATCCGGAATAAACAAAATTATAGAGGCGGTCAATAATGTAATGGATAAGGTGGGAATTTCAATTCCCGTTATTCCTGAGATGAATCTGCTGGGGAAATATGGCTACCCTGCATCCGCTTACGCATCCATCCCATACAAAATGCCTATGCTTGCCACCGGAACGGTAGTGCCTCCCAGAGCAGGCATGTTTGCAGCTATCCTCGGTGACAATAACCGCGAGACAGAAGTGGTTTCCCCGCTGTCCACCATGAAGCAGGCTCTCAAAGAAGCTTTGTCAGAAAGCAACATTTCGGGCGGAAATCAGGTTATAAAAGCTGATCTGGTGCTTGACAGTACAAAATTCGGGCAGTTAGTAGTTAAGTTCGGAAATAGCGAAAAGAACCGTGTAGGCGTTCGCATGGTAACAGAGGGAGTATAATCATATGAGAATCAGAAAAATGAAATTTTGTGATTACGGGATTGATGAAGAGGAAAAAAATGTGCTTATGGAGCTGGCAAAACGGGAAGAGAATGCAGTCTTTATAAGAAATGCTGTAATGGAAAGCAATCCGGGATTGTCAGAAATGCTGTTTATTTCATTGACAACAGGGATTGGGTATGATGCCATGGGACACAGCAGATATATTCCTATAAAAAGAGATGATTTTTACGCATATCGGCGCAGGGCACTGTATATTTTCAAACTATTACTGAAAGATCAGGGGAATAGAATGGGAACGAACTGCTTTGCTGCGATATCGCAATAG